CTATACAGATTCGTGGAGCGTTGCGAAAGTTTATAAAAACAACGAAAAATTTTCTTTTAGTATATACAATAGAAAAAAGCCCGGACTTACACATCTGCTTGAAAACGGACATCAACTGCGACAAGGCGGAAGAACAAGAAAGTTCGTTCACATAAAGCCTGTTGAAGAGTGGTGTGTAGAAGAGTTTGAAAAGGAAGTAGAGGGACTTTTAAAAAAATGAAAATTGCCGAATTTGTTGAAGGTTTAAAATCTGTCGGGTTGCCGATAGCGTATGACCATTTTTCAGAGGGAAGTGTTCCTGCTCTTCCGTACATAGTGTATCTCTTGCCGAATTCAAGCAATTTTTCCGCTGACGGAATCGCATTTCACCAAATAAGTGAAGTTGATATTGAACTATACTGTGAAGACAAAGATTTTTCTGTTGAAGAAAAAATAGAAAAATGGCTTACAGAAAATATCTTTTACTTCGATAAAACGGAAGAATTTATCGAAACCGAAAAAATGTATTTTATTAAATAC